TTATGAAGTTTTTGATCGCGTGTATGAGTGGTTTACTTACGGTGCAAGAACGCGTCTTATGCCACAGGGTAAAGTGGCTATCGTGCACACAAGATGGCATCCGAATGACCTAATTGGTAAGCTTGCCAAAGACATGGGGCGCGTAGATGGTGGGGATCAGTACGAATTGTTTGAGTTCCCCGCTATTTTTAACGAGAACACGGATGACGAGAAGGCACTTTGGCCTGAGTTTTACGATCTAGAAGCGCTGCACCGCACCAAAGCATCTATGCCGCTGTTCCAGTGGAACGCGCAGTTCCAACAGAACCCCACTGCAGAGGAAGGTGCACTGGTTAAACGTGAATGGTGGCGCAAATGGGAGCAAGATGACGCGCCTGCCTGTGAATACATCATCATGACACTTGATGCTGCAGCAGAAAAGAACAACCGTGCCGACTTTACTGCTCTCTTGACGTGGGGTGTGTTCAACGACGAGCGCCACACGGGGGAAGCGAACCACATCATCTTGCTAAACGCTATCAACACGCGTGTTGAGTTCCATGAATTAAAGGAATTGGCGCTGCGTGAGTACAAAGAGTGGCAACCAGACTCGTTTATCGTTGAAAAGAAGTCTTCAGGTACACCACTCTTTCAAGAGCTGCGGCGCATGGGTATACCGGTGCAAGAATTTACCCCGCACCGCGGCACAGGCGATAAAATAGCGCGTATTAACGCAATATCAGATATATTTAGGTCTGGTATGGTGTGGTATCCCACAAGTTACAAATGGGCTGAAGCGGTGGTTGAGCAAGTTGCAGCATTTCCTGCATCAGATCACGATGACATGGTTGACTGCGTGTCAATGGCGCTTGCCCGGTTCCGTAGTGGTGGGTTTATTCGATTAGACAGTGACGCTGAAGACGAAATCATGCGACCACGTGTTGCGGCTTACTATTAGGAATTATTATGGCGATGGAAAAAAGTTTGTACGCAGCACCACAGGGCATTGATGCGCTCAGCGAGGATCAGACACCCGAGATAGAGTTGGAGATTGTCAATCCTGATATGGTGCGGCTAGACGATGGCAGCGTTGAGATCACAATCATCCCTAACAAGAAAGGCGATGACGGGGATGTGCCGTTTAGCGCAAACCTCGCCGAGTACATCGACGATAGAGAGCTTGCCATGTTGGTAGGTGACCTGATTGCTGACTACGACAACGACATTGCCAGCCGCAAAGACTGGGAGCAGACGTATACCGATGGTATTAAGTTGTTAGGTCTGAAGTATGAAGAGCGCACAGAGCCTTGGCCCGGAGCCTGCGGTGTGTACTCCCCGCTGATTGCAGAAGCCGCCGTGCGTTTTCAAGCTGAAGCGATCATGGAAACGTTTCCTGCAGCGGGACCTGTCAAGACCCAGATCATTGGCAAGATATCACCCGAGAAAACAGACGCAGCACAACGTGTGCAAGAGGACATGAACTACGAGCTGACCGAGGTCATGCGCGAGTACCGCTCAGAGCACGAGAAGATGTTATGGAACCTGCCGATTGCGGGTTCAGCGTTTAAGAAGGTCTACTTTGACCCAAGCCTTGGGCGGCAAGTCAGTATGTTTGTGCCAGCCGAGGATGTGGTGTTGCCATACGGCACGAGCGAGATCAGCATGTGTGAGCGCATCACACACCGCATGAGAAAGACTAAGAACCAGTTGCTCAAGCTCCAAGAGTCAGGGTTCTACCGTGCAGATGTGGACATTGAAGATGGTCCTGTCCTGCAGATCGACGAGATTCAGAAAGCCAAGGATCGTGAGACTGGGTTTAGCGCGACATACGATGACCGCCCCCTCCTGCTTGAGATGCACGTCGAGCTTAACTTGCCCGGCTTTGAAGATACGAACGCTGATGGTGAAGAGACTGGGATTGCTCTGCCGTATGTGGTAACGCTGCTAAAAGACTCTACTACGATTTTATCAATCCGCCGCAACTGGGACCCCGAAGCAGAAGCTATGCTCTCGCCGCGCCCGAAAGCATTTGATGGTGCTGATTCTGATGCGTACACACCAAAAGCATCGCGCCAGTACTTTGTGCATTACCAGTACGTGCCGGGGTTTGGCTCATACGGCTTTGGTTTGGTGCACTTAGTCGGCAACAGCGCCAAGAGTGCTACAAGTATCACGCGCCAGTTAGTTGATGCAGGTACGCTGTCTAACCTGCCGGGTGGTATGAAGACCCGAGGTTTGCGCATCAAGGGTGATGACACACCAATCTCACCGGGTGAGTTCCGCGATGTGGACGTGAGTTCAGGATCGTTGCGCGACAACATCATGCCCCTGCCTTACAAAGAGCCAAGCCAAGTGTTGCTGGGTCTGCGTGGCATCATCATCGAGGAAGCTCAGAAGTTTGCTGCAGCACCGGACATGAAGATTAGCGACATGTCTGCTAATGCCCCCGTAGGTACAACGCTTGCGTTGATCGAGCGTAACCTGAAGGTGATGTCTGCTGTGCAAGCCCGGATGCACTTCTCAATGAAGCAAGAGTTCAAGTTGCTTGCTGGGTTGATCCGTGACTTCTCACCGTCTGAGTACGACTACCAGCCAGAAGAGGGCGCACGTAGCTCGCGCAAGCGCGACTATAGCCTTGTTGATATTATCCCCGTAAGCGACCCGAACGCATCAACGCTCGCGCAGCGCGTGGTGCAGTATCAGGCTGTGATCCAGTTAGCGCAGATGGCTCCGCAGATTTACAACTTACCCAAGTTGCACCGCCAGATGTTAGAGGTGCTTAACATCAAGGAAGCCGACAAACTTGTACCGTTAGAAGATGACCACAAGCCCACAGACCCCGTGACCGAGAACATGAATATCTTGATGGGTAAACCTGTCAAAGCATTTCAGTTTCAAGACCACGAGGCGCACATCCGCACTCACATGGCTGCGATGCAAGACCCCAAGATTGCACAAGTTATGGGGCAGAACCCACAGGCACAAATACTGCTACAAGCAGCAAACGCGCACATCACTGAGCACGTAGCGATGGCATACCGCGAGAAGATGGAACAACAGTTAGGTGTGTCACTGCCCGATCCAGAAGCTAAGCTTTCGCGCGAGATCGAGTATCAGATGTCTGGACTGATCGCCCAAGCCGCAGGACAACTCTTAGGTAAAAACCAAGCCGAAGCCCGTGCGCAACAAGCCGCGCAGACCGCGCAAGACCCACTCGTGCAGATGCAGCAAGCCGAGTTGCAACTCAAGTCTAAAGAAGTTGATATTAAAGAAAAGCAGATGATGATTGATGCTGCTGACAAAGCTGACAAGATGGCGCTTGAGCGCGAGAAACTCAAAGCTGATAACGAGCGCGAAGGTTTAAAGCTGGGTCTTAAATCACGTTACGACCAAGGCAAGCTTGAAGCAGATCAAGAGCGCGAAGGCTTAAGAATTGGTGTTCAAGTTGCTCAGAGCAAAGCTCAGATGGCGCATGACTTAGAAACACAACGCAATCAAAACACACCTAGAAATGGAGCTGAATAATAATGGATGTAATCGACGTTCTACGCAAAAAATTTCGTGAACGCATGAACGCCTTGGCTGACGATGTAGCAACCGGGCGCTGTAAGGATTTTGGTGAGTACCAAAAACTCTGCGGGGTAATAGAGGGCTTGGCCTACGCAGAGCGAGACCTGCTTGACCTCAAGCAACAAATGGAAGACCACGACAATGAGTGAAATCTTGATCGGTGCTAATCCCAACAACCCACAAATTGTTGGCTCAGTAAATTTCTCAGCAACCGCTGAAGAAAAAGCAACACAACTCCCCGTTCCATCGGGCTGGCGCATCCTTTGTGCTATTCCTGAAGCTGACAAGGAGTTTGACAGCGGTATCGCTAAGTCAGATGAAACCCTTCGCATTGAAGAGACGTTGACCACCGTGTTGTTCGTAGTTAAGCTAGGTCCCGATTGCTATACCGACAAAACACGGTATCCGTCAGGCCCTTGGTGCAAAGAAGGCGACTTTATTTTGGTACGCCCCAACGCAGGTTCACGACTAGTCATTCATGGTCGAGAATTTCGCATGATTAACGAAGATTCCGTCGAGGGCATCGTGCTTGATCCTCGTGGCATTCGTCGCAAATAAGGAATAACCATGGCTGAATTTGAAAAAAATGAGTTCAAATTTCCCGATGAAACTGGGGATGAGAACAACATTACCCTTGAGTTAGAGGGTGATGAGAACGTTGAGATTGAAGTTGTCGATGACACTCCTGCTCAAGACCGGGGGCGTAAACCCCTAGACCGCGAGGTAGCTGACCCGACTGACGAGGAACTGAACGAGTACAGCAGTAAAGTCCAGAAACGGATGAAAGAGCTGACTCATAAGAGCCACGACGAACGGCGCAAGGCGGAAGCTCTGTACCGTGAGAAGACGGAGTTAGAACGCGCTGCACAGGCTCTGGCTGCTGAGAACAAGCGGTTGCAAGAGTACGTTAATGTGGGGCAACACGCCTACATCGACAAGTCTAAGTCACTGGCACAAATTGCCATGGACAACGCTAAGGCTAAATTTAAGTCTGCGTTAGACATTGGTGACACGGAAGCCGCTACCACCGCTCAGCAAGAAATGATGGCTGCGCAGATGGAAATGGAGCAGGTTAATAATTTTAAACCTACCCCCTTGCGCGAACCGGAACAATCTGCGTATACTCAACCAACTGCTGCGCGTGACCCGCACGAGACTTTAGATAATCGTGTTGTTGGTTGGGCAAATAGTAACCCGTGGTTTCAGCGGCCCGGCGATGAAGATATGACAGGTTATGCGTATAGCGTACACAACAGCCTTGTGCAAAATTATGGGCAAGAGTACGTTCGTACGGATGAGTACTACAACAAAATTGACACAGCAATGCGGAAAGCTTTTCCAAAACGCTTTGGCATTGTTGAAGTAGATACAGGCGATGCCCCACCTACAAGGCAAAGCCGCCCCAACAACGTTGTTGCTTCGGCACAACGCGCAACGGCTCCGAAAAAAATTCGGTTGTCGCTTACCCAACAAAACGTAGCCAAGAAATTAGGTATCCCTCTTGAGCTGTACGCCAAAAAAGTAGCAGAATTGGAGGCCCAAAATGGCTGAAAACAAATTATCACGTGAGCAAGAAACCCGTGCAGTTCAACAGCGCCCTCAGCAGTGGGCACCTGCAGAATTGTTACCGGAACCCGACAAACAGCCGGGCTATGCTTACCGCTGGATTCGCGTTGCGATCAACAACCAAGCTGACCCACGTAACCTATCGGCTAAACTCCGTGAGGGCTGGGAACCAGTACCGTTGAGTGAGCAACCACAGTTTCAACTGCTAGTTGATCCCAATAGTCGTTTTAAAGACAACATTGAGATTGGCGGGTTAGTGCTCTGCAAGACACCAAAAGAGTTTGTTGATCAGCGTAGCGAGTACTACGCCAAACAAACACAAGCTCAGACGGATGCTGTGGACAATAACTTAATGCGCCAGAGTGATGCTCGTATGCCTATTTTCAAAGAAAGTAAGTCATCGACAAGCTTTGGTAAAGGTTCATAAATTTAATCAGGAGTCTTAAATGGCTTATCCTACTGTTGACAAACCTTATGGTTTGAAGCCGGTTAATTTAATTGGCGGTCAAGTTTTTGCTGGCGCAACTCGTCAAATGGAAATTGCAAGTGGCTATGCTACAAGCATTTTTTATGGCGACCTAGTCAAACGCATTTCCGATGGCACAATCGAAAAGGACACCGGTACGACTACGGCTACTCCTTGCGGCGTGTTTCTTGGTGTAAGTTTTACAAACAGTTCGACTGGTCAAGTTCAACAACAGCAATTTTATCCAGCGAGTCAGTCAATTAAGTCTGGCACAAAGATTTTTGCAGTCGTTGCAGATGATCCAGATACGTTGTTTCAGGTAGTTTCTTGTTCTGCAACTACAGTTGTTGCCGGAATGGGCATTTCTGCTATTGGTAATAACATTGCTTTGATTCAAAACGCTGGTTCAACCACTACTGGTAACTCAGCAGTGGCTATTGATGAAGGCACTCAAGCTACTACCAATACGCTGCCTATCCGCATCATTGATGTGGTTCGTGAAACAGCAACAGGCGCTGATACATTCGTTGAGTTTATTGTCAAGATAAATGCAACTATGCACCAGTACAACAACTCTACTGGCGTATAAGGAGCTAAATCATGGCTATTTCACGCGCACAACTACTTAAAGAGCTGCTTCCCGGCCTGAACGCATTGTTCGGTTTGGAGTATGCAACCTACGGTCAAGAACACAAAGAAATCTACGAAACTGAGACTTCTGAGCGTTCTTTCGAGGAAGAGACCAAACTGTCTGGCTTCTCAGCCGCACCTGTTAAGAACGAAGGTTCTGCAATTGCGTATGACAATGCTCAGGAAGCTTGGACTGCTCGCTACAACCACGAAACCATCGCGTTAGGGTTTTCCCTAACAGAAGAAGCGATTGAAGATAACTTGTACGACTCACTGTCGGCTCGTTATACAAAATCACTTGCTCGCGCAATGGCTTACACCAAGCAAGTCAAGGCTGCTGCTGTTCTTAACAACGGCTTTACCGCTGGTTATGTTGGTGGTGATGGCGTTACTTTGTTCAGCGCCTCGCACCCCTTGGTTTCTGGTGGCGTTAACAGCAACATCCCATCAACCGCTGCTGACTTGAACGAAACATCGTTGGAAAACGCTGTTATTCAAATCGCTGCATGGACTGATGAGCGTGGCTTGTTGATCGCTGCAAAACCCAAGAAGTTAGTTGTTCCTCCTGCACTCCAGTTTGTCTCAACTCGTTTGTTGCAAACTAAACTGCGTACGGGCACAACCGACAACGACATCAACGCAATTGAGAACAACGGTTCGATTCCAGAAGGGTATTGCATTAACCACTTCTTGACCGACACCAATGCTTGGTTCTTGACAACTGATGTGCCTAACGGCATGAAGCACTTTGTCCGTACCCCACTAGCCAACTCAATGGATGGTGACTTCGATACAGGCAACGTGCGTTACAAGTCACGCGAGCGTTACAGCTTCGGCTGGTCTGATCCGCTTGGCATGTACGGCTCTGCCGGTGCTTAATTAAATCTTTTAGATTTAGCCCCACCTTAAAAAAGTGGGGTTTTTTTATTGCTTTTATTTTTATTTGGGTTATTATTGCCTTACGACTAGGACTAAATACCGTATCAACCCGCCTAGGGGACGATGCACAGATGATACGGTGACTTGTGCATAAAGGATTCCATCATGGGTTTCGCTACACACCTCGGCCCTTGGCTGCTCGGTACGGTTAAAAATACGACTGGTACGACTGTTGGTTCAATTGAAAACCTCGGCGCTACAATCGTCAGCCAAACATTCAAAAAGAACTACACCGGTCAAGCTGCTTCAGCAACGACTGACACGCTTTGTGTATTGCCAGCAGGCGCACAGATCGTAGACATTTTTATCGACACCCTTGTTGCTTTTACAGGCTCAACCGCTGCTAACTTGCAAATTGGCAATGGCACAACAGCAGATTTGTACTGGGCAACGTCTGATGTAACGACTCAAGGTCGTTTGGCAATTACAAATGCTGCATCAAAACTGGCAAATTGGGTAGGTGCAACTTCTACTGCATCGCCAAACGGTATTGGTATTGGCGCAACAGACGTTAAAATTGTTGCCACAATGACACCAACCGTTGCTGCCGTGACTGCCGGTACTGTTCAATACACAGTGGTGTATGTGGTTGCCAACTCAAACGGCGCACAGTTCCCAGCGTCAGCTTAATCTTCTAAGGGGGTTCGCCCCCGTTTAAACTTTGGGAGATTATTATGGGTATGCAAACTGACGTAAAAGCAGGACATTTAAACAACACTGGATTTATGTTGTTAGGTCGTACACGGCTCAAGGCATTGTCTGTAGTTGGCACTGCCACTGCAGGTACGCTTGATGTGTTTGATACAACAACTGCGCCGGTAACAACGGCAACCTATGCTCGTTCTGGTACAACCGTTACGGTAACTAGCACTGCTCATGGGTTATCAACTGGTGATGTGCGTGGTTTTGCTTTTGCAACTGCTTCTGGTTCGTCTGCAACAAACGGTAATTACACAATTACTAAGACAGGCGCAAACACTTTTACCTTGACTGACATTAACTCCGGCACGATTGCAGCAAGTACGGCTATGTCGTACTCAACGCTTTGGTTGTGTTCGTATGATATAGGCGCAGGTGACTTGTTTGGTAACTTTGCGCTAATTCCGGGCGAAGGCATTCTTGTGCAGAACGGCATTTACATGATTATGACCAACATCACTTCTGCAAACATTTATTATGGCTAAGAAAACCCCATCCCTTGCTGTGGGTCGCGGTGAGAAGCTGCCGGTCAAACAGGGGGCAGGGTTAACTGCCAAAGGTCGCGCTAAGTACAACGCAGCAACTGGGTCAAACCTAAAGGCTCCACAACCTGAAGGCGGTCCTCGTAAAAAATCATTTTGCGCTCGCATGTCGGGAATGCCCGGTCCGATGAAAGACGAAAAGGGTCGCCCGACACGTAAAGCCGCAAGTCTTAAACGTTGGAAATGCTGATGGAAACTAACCCTATACAAACTGCTCGTGAACTAGCTACTCACGCTAGTGATATTAAACACTTGCAAGAAGATATGGACAAACTGGTCTCCGACATGGCTACCGTTAAAGAATCTCTTGCTGAAATTCAAAAGACGTTGTCTGAAGCTCGTGGTGGCTGGAAAGTATTGATGTGGGCGGGCGGTGCTGTGAGCGCAGTCACTGGGTTTGTCGGATTTGTTGTTGGGCATTGGGGTAAATAGTGCCAAGCACATCAAAGAAACAATCTAATTTTATGGCGGCAGTCGCACATAATCCTGCGTTTGCCAAGAAGGTCGGTGTAGCTCAATCTGTAGGTAAAGACTTCAACACTGCCGATAAAGGCAAAAAATTTAAGGAAGGTGGCGCTATGAAAGACATGAAAATGGACAAGGCTCAAGACAAAGCTATGGTCAAGAAAGCCGTGGGTATGCACGACAAACAAATGCACGGCGGTAAGAAAACCGACATGGGTGCTTTGAAAAAAGGCGGTATGCCTATGGTCATGAAAGATGGCAAAAAAATGCCTGCGTTTGCTGCCAAGTCCGGCGGCATGACCAAGATGGCTAAGGGTGGCGGCATTGAGTCCAAGGGTAAAACCAAGGGCAAAATGATTTCAATGAATCGCGGCGGCAAGGCTTGCTAAGGAACTGCAATGGCATCTACTGATTATCGTCAACCCACTCCTGCTGAAAAAGCAAAACTTGATAAGTCTCGTGCAATGATGGTCGAGGGTATCAAAGAGGAGAAAGACCCTATTAACCGGCTTATGCCGACTATGACTAAAGCGGCTCGTGACCAGCAAAAATCTGCTACGTCACTGCGTGAGTCCGTATCTGAAAAAGCAAGAGAAGGTGAAGCCTATAACGATGCTGGCTACAAGAAAGGCGGTAAAGTTAAAAAGATGGCTGCAGGTGGTTCAGCATCAAGCCGTGCTGATGGTTGCGCTTCTAAAGGTAAAACCAAAGGTATGATGGTTAAAATGAAATCCGGCGGGATGTGCTAATGATGGCCTCGCGTGGTATGGGTGCGGTGAACCCTTCAAAAATGCCTAACGGAAAGCGTAAAGCTCGCCGCGACGATACTGACTTCACACAATATGCTGGAGGTGGTAAAGTGTCTAAGGTAAATGAAGCGGGTAATTACACCAAACCCGGTATGCGCAAAAGTATGTTTGAAAGTATTAAGTCGCAAGCTACGCAAGGCACGGGTGCAGGTCAGTGGTCAGCCCGTAAAGCCCAGTTGCTTGCAAAAAAGTACAAAGCTAAAGGCGGTGGGTACAAGTGAAAAGCCCGCAGAAATCCTTGAAGGCATGGGGCGACCAGAAATGGCGCACCAAAAGCGGCAAGCCATCAAGCGAAACGGGTGAACGGTATTTGCCAGAAAAAGCGATCAAAGCATTGAGTTCTTCAGAGTATGCAGCAACTACTCGCGCTAAACGGGCGGGTAAGGCGGCAGGCAAACAGTTTGTAGCTCAGCCAAAGAGTATTAAGAGCAAGGTAAAACCGTTTAGGAAAATACCATGACCACATCTAGCTTGACCACGTTTAACCTTGACCTCTCAGAACTTGTTGAAGAGGCTTTTGAGCGTTGCGGGTCAGAGCTTCGTAGTGGTTATGACTTGCGCACTGCGCGGCGCAGTCTGAACATCCTAACAATCGAGTGGGCAAATCGCGGTATTAACTTGTGGACAATTGAGCAAGCGTCATTCCCGCTTGTTACAGGGCAGATTGCGTACCCAATACCGACAGATACGATTGATATACTCGACCAAGTGATTCGTACGGGGTCTGGGTCAACACAAGTTGACATCAACATTTCACGCATCTCTGAATCTACGTACGCAACAATCCCAACAAAAAATGCACAGGGTCGCCCTATTCAGGTGTGGATTAACCGTCAGTCGGGCAACACGAACGCCGTGCTTTCGACGTATTTGAATGTCAGCATTTCTGCTACCGACACGACTATTACCGTTGACTCGACAGTCAACCTGCCATCGCAGGGCTACATCAAGATCGACAACGAAGTGATCTTGTACCAGAACATCAGCGGCAACCAGTTATTGAATTGCTTTCGCGGGCAGAACAACACTACCGCTGTTGCACATTCAGCAACCGCAGCAATCTACCAGACGTTTTTACTAAACGTAAATATTTGGCCTACTGCAAACGCACCGGGCAATCAGTACACGTTTGTCTATTGGCGGCTTCGTCGCTTACAAGACGGTGGCAACGGCGTGACTACGCAAGACATACCCTTCCGCTTCATTCCGTGCCTTGTGGCGGGCCTTGCGTACTATTTGAGTATCAAACTACCAAACATGGATGTAAACCGCGTGATGGGCTTAAAAGCCGATTATGAGCAGCAGTTTCAGTTAGCCGCCGACGAGGACCGTGAAAAAGCCCCACTACGGCTTGTGCCCCGAACGTTATTTTATTGAGGTGAGTCATGCCCTCTAAATACGCGAGTGGTAAATATGCAATTGCAGAGTGTGACCGTTGCGGTCAGCGGTACAAGTTAAAAGAGTTACGCAAGCAGGTTTTAAAGACGCATCTATACAACGTTAAAGTTTGCCCGACATGCTGGGACCCAGATCAGCCGCAGTTGCAGTTGGGTATGTATCCGGTTAATGATCCGCAAGCTGTGGAAGAACCAAGACCAGATGTCAGTTATCAAGTGTCGGGCAACAGCGGTCTGCAGATTGGGTTAACAGGATCGACAAACGTAGAAGATTACGGTTATCCGCAGGGTGGTAGCAGACAATTTCAATGGGGCTGGAACCCTGTAGGCATGGGTTACGATGGTGGTTTAACACCAAATAACTTGATTGGAAACGGATCGGTTGGTACAGTAACAATAGATATTTCTTAGGAGCCTATCATGGCATACACACGAAGCGCCGATGGCGTAGTAAGCAAAGGTAAAACTAAGGGTAAAAACCTTGGTAACAGCGGCCCCGTCAAAGGTCTTGAGGGCGGCGGTAAAAAGAAAGCTGGTGTTTCATCTGAGTCGATGAAATCAATGGGTCGTAACTTAGCCCGCGTTGCCAATCAGGGGTAATCATGGGTAAATTTAGCCAAAAAATGATGGGCAAAGAAGTTGGGCAAGCAGCAGAATACGCTACGCCGCATTCAATGAGCGGTGGTCCGGCTAAGTTGCGCCATGTCGGTGATCCCAACAAATTGTCTGCCGTGCAAGTAACACCATCTAGCGGCTCCGCGCGAGTCAGCGCAGGCGATCCAGCTCGTGATGATGTCAAAACATCGGGTATTGAAACTCGCGGCAATGGTGCAGCAACCAAGGGTCGTATGGCTCGTGGACCTATGGCGTAAACATGAATTACACGCAGCTTGTCACCGCGATTGAGAATTACACCGAAAGCTCGGAAGCGGTGTTTGTCGCACAGATTCCAACGTTTGTTCAGCTTGCTGAAGAACGCATCTACAATGCTGTGCAGATTCCAGCTATTCGTCGTAACGTTACGGGTAATGTAACAACTGGTGACAAGTATCTGTCTTTGCCAACAGACTATCTGGCAACCTTCTCTTTAGCGGTGGTAGATAGCGATGGAAACCAACAGTTCCTTTTGGATAAAGATGTTAACTTCATTCGTCAAGCGTATCCCAACCCTGCTGATTCAGGCTTACCAAAGTATTATGGACAGTTTGCTCCGTATACGTTCATACTTGGGCCAACTCCTGACCAAAATTATCAAGTAGAACTTCACC